GCGCCGGCATTTCGTTTACTGATGCCTTTGCAGGCTCTTCAGGATTATAGCGTTCCCAGCCGAAATCTTCATCATAAAACGCTTCTTCTTCTGAAATAGCGACTTTTGATCCGTGCTGCGGGTGGGCGAGATAGATAACGGCCATAGAAACTCCGTAAAATGGACGGCCCGAAAGCCGCCCACTATATTAGCTGATTGCCATAAAACGCCACACCGTGCCGTCCGAGTAGAACAGCTTGCCAAGGCCAGTTGCGTTGGTTGTGATACCAAGCGAACCGGCAGGTGCCGTGGTAGTGGTGACAGTGGCCGTAATGGCCGTGCTGAGAATGTAGACGCCTGCGCTGGCGTTAGATGCAACAGCACCGCTGCTGGCGGTTGAAACGACCGAAGCGGCGCTCATCGTGCCGGTAACGGTAACGCTTTCAAACTCAGGGTCGGCGTAAGCAACGCCTACTGCTTTAGTATTGGGCATAATTGTTCTCCTGAAAAGGATGCCCCGACCGTAGCCGGGGCAAACCTATTAGCCAGCGATGCGGTACAGGTTGTACGTTTCAGCGCCAGTTTTAACGGCACGGAACAATACGCTGCGCGATGCAACGCCTGTGCCAACGCCAACCAGCGTCCAGCCAGTGCCTACTGTGATAGTAGGAACGCCGGTGCTGGTTGCGATCAAAGAAAACTCGAACGACGAGTTAACTTTGGCGCTGCTGATGTCAGCGTCAACGACGCTAACAGCAGGAAGCGCAAGGTCAGCAGTGCTGCTTGACGTGTATACAACTGCGCCGCCAGCCAAATCGGCAGTGGTCAGTGTAGCGCCTGCGGTGTACGCGGTAGGGACTGCGGATACGCCCAGCGTGACTTCGCCGAGGTTGCCATCGCCGACTTGATAACCGCCGGCTCCATTTGGTAATGCCATGATAAAAATCCTTTAAAAAAGTTGGCCCCCGGCGAACCGGAGGCCGTGATTAAATTAGCCCCACATCCGAACGGCCATTTGCGGACGGATCGTGCTGTAGCCATACAGAACGTCAATACGGCAAGGCATACGGTCGTTGTTGATGTCGTACTGACGAACAACGCGCAAGCTGATGCCATTGTGTACCTGACGCGAAGCCATATCTACGCCCTGTGGGAGCAGAAGGTCGGCTGTTGCGAAGGTGATGGCGTCCTTGTGGTAGATGAGGTTCTGTGCGTACTGCGTGTTTGCAGCGCCGACGAACGTAGCCGCCTTGCTGTTTTGCGGCAGTGCGTTGACAGTCGCCAAAGCGTGACCAGCCGAGTAGATTGGAGCAACCGTAACAGTTGCCGCGCCACCCGATGCAGTTACGTTTGCAAGTGCAACGAACTGGAACAGCGAACCTGTGCTTTCACGGGTCTGTGGGTTAACTGCAAAGCAGTCAGCTACAGTGAACACGTCGCCAGCTTTGACAGTGTTGGTGCTGCCAAGACCTGTCAACGAGATCGAAGTTGCGCCTTCAGCCGTTACAGCAGCAGCAGTCGTACCGTTGGTACGCGTACCAGTGGTGAACTGCTTGATGGACTGCGACATGTTGATTTCTTCGAAACCAAGTACGCCAGTACCCATCATGCCGTTCTTGAACTGCTTGCTGACAGTGTCGGTTGGGTTGAAGAGGCCCTTCATGCCTTCGACCAAACCAGCGTTTGCGGCTGGGTTGACAGTGGCATAACGTGGCGACATCACGGCAGCGTTTTCGTTCAGCTTCTGCTGTGCAGCAAGAAGAACAGCCGAAGTAGCTGGCGTAGTGCCGGGCGTGCCGACCGAGTTACCGATGGTTTGGAACGCGTTTGCAACGTCTGCGTCGATGCTGGAAGCAAGCTGCGAGATACGTGGCTTGAGAACGCGCTCTGCGAAATCGTCCAACTGCATGGTCAATTCAGCAGTCGTGAAGTTAACGCCGATGTGCTTCTGGTTGGCAACGGTCAGCGTTGTGAACTGCTCGTTGTCGTCCTGTACCTGAAGGGCTGCGCCATCAGTTACAAGTGCGCGGTCTGGAAGACGGATACGCAGGGTTGAACCAATTTTAGCACCTTCAACAGCGAAGCTGTCGTCGTACTGACGGTTTACGTTACGTGTAAGAACAAGGTTGTTTTCGAGAATCTCAAGCGCCTTGCGCGTGATCATGTCGATTGTTAAAATCGAGTTAGACATGGTAATAATCCTAAATTATCGGTTGCGTTGTGCCTCGTACTTCTTGATCTGCCGTAGCCGTTCTGCTTCGATCCAATCTGACGTACTCATGGACTTTACGGCCCGTGGGTCTGTCGTATCAAATGTCGGCGCACCAGAGGTGCGGGCAGTGACAGGTGCAATCGGTGCAGGGGCGTTAGATGTTTTCTTGAATGTAGGTTCGGCTGAAAGCCGCGCCTCAATCATTCCAATTTCCCTAGCTTGCAAAATGGGGTCCATACGCGAAATACGCTGGGCATCTTTTGCGTTGATGCCTAAGTGATAAATCACGTCGGGACCAATATCGGACGCTTGTATTGCCATCGCCATCGCGTCGGTGATCGGAAGGTTGGGGTTGTATGCGACTTGTTCAAAGTCGTCATATTTGTCCCGCGCCGCCTCTTCACGTTCGTGATAAGACTCTAGCATTGCACGTTGCTGGCTGTCCTTTTCACGGCGTGCCAGCAGTTCTTCGGCTTTACGTTCGGCCAAAACCTCTGCGTAATCCTCATAAGTCTCAAATTGGTCAGGGGAGATGTCGTGGATCGGCTGCTGCCGTGCCTGCATTTCCTCTGCTCTTTGAGCCTGTTCGCGTTCCCATTTACGCTGCTCTCTTGCGAGTCGTTTGCCTACAATGGCGTCCAAGTCTTCTTGTGTGAAGGTCTTGGGTGCTTCCTGTTCAGCAGACTGCTCTTCCGGCGTCGTGTTTTCTACAGGCTCGATTGCTGCCGTGGCTTCGAGTTCTGGCGCGGAGGCATCCGCTTCGGTAAAGACATTATCGTCCATGTTTAACCCTTAAAGAGTTCCTGATGAGCCGCATCAGTACGGTTGGTGGCTAGACTACATCATTTGATGCAGTCTGGCAATCATGTTAGTTAAGCCCACACGCGGTAAGGCACTGTAGGTTCAACGCTCAAGGGTGTTAGCAATGCCAACTGCGCCTCGTCAAAACTGCCGCGAAGGTTGGTGTGCCAATCGGGATAGTTCTCCAAGATAGGTTCTTCTTTTTCGTCGTAACCAATGACCTTCGAGAACGGGCCGATGTGATCGACGTAGAAGCCTTCTGTTGGAACAAGAGCCGTCACATCTTGCAAGATTGCGTCGCCGTCCTCAGTCGCACCGACTTCGGTAGCAATGGTCTGCTCAGTGACAATGCCAGCCGCAATCAACGCAGCTTTCATGTCAGCTTCAGTGAGGGTTTTTAGGTATAAATCTTTCATACTATCAAAGCCTGTAGTTTGGTGCTGCTTTTAACATCGTTTATTCCTTTATCTTATGCAGTCTGGAAATCTTGTTAGTTTGGAACATCAGCCGCAGTACGAGACTGCTCATACCAATAGCTTCCGTTCCAATAAAATGTAATCGACCGTCGATTTCCTGTGGCTGGCTGCACCCATGCACCCCCTAATTTCCATCCATTAGCCGCTGTAGACCAAGTAGCAGCACCTAGTGCGCCGCCAGTCGTGTTGATAATTTCAATGGTGATACGCTTACCAAGCGCGTTATTAGCACCGCCGGATGGTATTGCAGCAGGATCAATAGTAAACGCAGTAGAGTTATTTGGAGTGATGGAAAAAAGAGTGTTGGAATATGGGTTTATAACCATATTGGCACTGTAAGCTACAGTGGTTGGCGCTCTAAACTCATTAGTGTTTACATACGCGGTATAGACTGGGTTCGCCGTTGTGACGCTAGAAATACCAACGCGGTTGGGGTATGCTACGGTCACGCCGGGAGGAAAATATGGCGGCTCAATATCAAGCTGTCCACCAAAGCAGTCAACAAAAAAGCGATCTGTTTGGTCGCCAAAAACACTGAAGTTATTACGAACGCGTGCAGAAACAGCGTTCATTAAAATTATGCTTTGCGTTGTGTTTATTTGAAACTGAAAAAAGTTGCCGTCGATTATATGGCCGCCGCCAGTAGCATTGAGACCGTCGTAGCGAATAGCAATTCGCGGGTTGCCCCCAATGGTATTATTCTCAAAATAGTTATTGCTAACTGTAAGCGCAAACATTGACGCGTATGTCAGTACATCTGCGATATTTCCTTCAAAGTCGCAGCCAGTAATGGTGATGCTGCGGCTCTGCATAAGAATGCCGTCATTGCCGCCGATTTGAATTGCTGCTTCAGTATGATCTAGAAACGAATTGTTTTCTATCACAATCCAATTAACCGTAGCCGTCGCTCCGACGCTTGCAAAAAGCCCGCGCGCATTGCTTTGAAAAAAGCAGTTTGTTACGGAAGAAGACCCTGAGAACCCAGAACTGGTAGCTGCGTAAAACCAAAGCGCCTTAGCGTTTGCTTTACTAAAGTTAACAAAAACGCAATTTTCTATGGTGGCGTTCCAAGTGTTGCTAAACACAAGACCCGCGTCCATGTTGCTGTTACCAGATAGCGTGATCTGGTTAATATGCAGATTGCAAGGGTTAGGTGTCGCGCCGGAAAGGGCGGTAACTGTAAATGCGTTACCAGATGCACCCGTGCATTTCAGAACTGTCCCTCGGCCAAGGTACGAGTTGGATGTTGACACACCGCAAATGTATAGGCCGTGGTTGGACGATTGGTTACCAGTTGTCGCTAATGTCAGCGCGGTAAAATTATACGTTCCACCGGGTATATATAACCCTGAATTTTGAGCGTATGCAGCGTTGATTGCGGCTTGCAGTGCGGCAGTATCATCCGCAACACCATCGCCCACAGCGCCATAATCCAGTGCGTTAATCAACGCGCCGTCAATCATTGAATATGTGGCTTTAGTAAGTGCCATAATTACGCCCCTCTGATTGATCTTTGGCTGAGTGTCAGGCACTCATTATTGGTTAAACGTATGTTGTAATAATAAATGCGCTTTATAGTACCACTCATAAGAGTGCCACTTGCGCGCTGACCTATTTGTAAACGATCAACAACTGGCAGTGTGCCAGATACATCAGTACCAGTTGAGCTATTATATGCCGCACAGAAGCTGTTTAACTTATAGGCCAAAACATAGTCGTTTATGGCTGAATTGACCGTTGGAGAGCCAAAACTAAAATTAGCCTGCGCTACGGCGCTGACGTTGACGGTTGAAGAACTAACATTGTTTGCAAGTAGCCGCAGATAATTGTTTTCAGTGCCATCAGACGCATAAATTAAAGGGTTTGCTCCTGCGACGGAATATACTGAGTAGCCGGACGCAACAAACGTCCCCTCGCTGGCATTATACCAATCGCTGAAGTTCGTCCCCGTCATGCTCACAAGGTCAGGATTGCGTGTTACTTGGCTGGCTACCGTGGGGATGTAGCTGGTGGCAAATGCGCCTGCTTCGAGTTGAGCGCCCCAGATGTAAAACCCAGAAGTGCCGTTTCCTGTGAAGCTAGCTGCGCGGCCAGAAGTTGAGGTGGGCACGCAATAAACGTTGATTGCACCAGCAGCCGCCGCAAGCGTAGATACAATCGTTATTCGATACCAACCATTTCCCGCAGCCGTGATGCTGGCAGATGTAGCTGTGTTCGTGCCAATGGTTCCGTTAATTATATCAAAGTTTGCAATGTTTGTTGATTGTCCGCCAGCCCATAGCAACTGAACAAACTGAACACCATTCGGCTTGACATAAAAACTGGCCGCATATGCTTGTGCAAGTGAAACAAATGCTTGCTGCACAAAAGTTCCCGCCGTTGCTGCCGTTGTTACAAAACTGTCGGCGTCCGTTGTGCCATCAGGAGATAATACTGCGTTTGCCGTTACAGTGCCGTTGCCTTTAGACCAAACAACATCGTTGAATTCTTCGCTTCGCAATAATGCGTTTGTCCGCACCTCCTCAATTAGCAAACCTTTTGGTGCAAGCGTGGCGGGGTCGTAATCAAAGCGTGGAAGATTGGCATTTACAATCTCTACCAAGCCGCTGCTGTTGACGCGAGTTGCAGTATTTGATGCACGAGTCACGGTTACGCGAGGATCAAGCACGCCAGTGGTGAAATCCAACGCCATGCGTGGAAGAACCCGTTCTGTTGCAGTTGCGCTATAGGAAGGCGTAATCATGTTAATCGTTCCTGTAGGGTTCTATGACATCATTGCAATATTTAAGACAGAAGGGTAACTTGAGTTGGTAGACAGGCTTCGCGACGTTCCTGCGATGCTTGCCTTAACCTCAATAGTGTCGCCTGCCGCGCAAAATACTGTTACGTTAGGGACGTTCACCCCCAAAATACCTGAACTGGTTACCGCACCTAAAACATCTGCCGAAAATGTTCCTGTAGACGACGTTACGATTTGTGTCCGAGCCGTATCAGATGCAGTCATGCCCGCGATATTTAAGGTTGCATTAACACTATAAAATCCGGTTTGGGGTGCAGTAAACACGCCTGTTGTAGTGTTGTAAATTACGCCAGCGGTTGTGCCGGCGGGATATATTTGCGCGTTAACCGTATCTTGCGTTCCAAAAACAACTGTGCCGAATGTTGCGTTTGAAATGCTTTGCCCCGCAGTTGTTTTCATAGCTACAAACGGCGTAGGCTTGCCGGGGATAACAACCCCCTGATCTTCTATGATGCGATACCCGCTACGCAAATTGCGGTTAGAATTTGTAAACCCGCCGTATTTTGTAATTGTAGCCGCGCCGCCTGTGTTGTCCGACCAAACAATATCGGAAATTGCAATCGCGGTTACATTTGAAATGTTGCTCAACAAAAAGCCAGTCAACACACCAACGGTATCAATCCGCATATTGCAATTTGCAATGTCGATGCTGGCGATGTTTGATGCTGCCCCAGAAGGTGCAATGTTAATGCCAGTTGGCGGCGTCATAGCACCTGTCGCGTTTCGATCATTAAAGATAAAACGTGTGGTGCTGATTGTTGTTGTTTGTATGTAATCCAGTGTAATATGCGCGACGCGCGCAAAGTCAAACTCGCAACCCTTGATATTCATCCGGTTAATTGACCCAGTAGCGGTTCCTGCCTTAATGCTGATCCCGCCAGCCAGAACAGTGCCTGTTTCGCTAAACCCGCAGCCAACAAAACTGCAATCTATAAAGGAGTTGTTGGAACTGGTAATGACAGCGCCATTCCCACAATATCCAAACAGGGTTTTGTTAAACTGCCACAAAAACGCACCGATATATCCGGTTTGATTAATGCCGTTTCCTTTGTTATTCCAAATCCAACAATCTATAAAATTCATTGTGGATGATGAATAATCGCCATTAGGGTAGCCCGGATCAGTATATTGCGTTACGCCGTCGCCGGGGAAGTTCATAATTGTGACATCGCTGATGTCAGCGTATTGCCATCCACTTACGCGAATACCTTGGCTTGTTCCGGTAGCATTAGCGCCATCAAGGCAAATACCAGACATACCGCCGCCATTATAAAACTTAGAGCCGCTAGCGCCGCCGCCAGAACTTGCAGTCCCTTGAATTTGAAACAGAGGACCGTTTGCGATGTATGATTTTATGATGGTGGTAGCCCCGCCCAAAGGTCCGCCAGTCCCGCCTTCCCCTTGGAACATAATACCTGCCGCGCCAACATCTGCGGTCTGCACCCAATTTAATGAGGATGTAACTTTGTATGTTCCCGCAGGAAATAAAATTGTACCCCCTATAGGAGCCATATAATTAATTGCAGCTTGTATTTTTGCGGTATCGTCAGCTACGCCGTCGCCAACAGCACCAAAATCCTTGACCGAGACATATTGGGCTAATTTGTCCTCGACCGTCGTGACGACGCTGCCGATAAACGGTGGATCATAGCTAACAATGGAAGCGTCTACAGCGCCGCTGGTGCTTTGTACAGCCGTAGTAAACTTTACTTCGGCGCCGACGTGCAGCCCTGCGGTAAACGTCACGGTATTGCTGTCCGTTTCCAGATAGCTGTCACCGACATACTGGTTGACGCCGTCGATGTATACCGACAGCGAATTGGTGCCGGGCGTGTAGTTGATCGTCGATAGGTTGAACACAGTCTGGCCGGCTGTGGCCGTGATGACTTCCTCTTGGATTGTGTAGTTGACGAAGTTCGAGTTGACGCCAGTGATGTTGTCATAAGTGCCAAGCAGGATGCCTGTAGCTGTCTCAATGACAAACTTGTAGACCAGACCGTCAGTCAGCCAAATCTCACCGCCCGGTACGCGTCCTGCGCTGTCCAGAATGATAGGGTTGCTGTGCGGCGTAACGCCAGACGCGCTGGTGTAGGACGCTTGCGGCGTAGTCGTGCCGGCTGCATAGGTAAAAATTTTACCGCCAGACAGGATAACGCCGTTGTTATCAAAAAATTGAGCCGCGAACCCACCAATGGGGGAAGGAGTTACTGACATTTACTAAACTCCGAGGTTGCCCGCCGCCACGAAAGTGTTGGCAACTGGACAGATGAGTGAAATCACCGCATATTGGCCCATCGTGCTAAACAACGATGAGTAGGATACTAGCGTCTGCCCACCAGCCGCAACCGTGACTTTACCTGCGCCGCCTTGAATGATTGTCACGTTAAAGCCCGCTCCGAGGGCTGCCGCGCAAGTAATCGTCACCGCAGAACCGCTAGTGCAGTAAATGATTTTCTGGTTGTCGCTGGCGCTCAACGTGCGTGTCGTTCCGGCTTCAGTAACAATGTTTGCTGCGAGTTGCGCTGCAATCATTTCTGTAACAGTAACTTTTTTCGTCGAACCAGACTGCACGATAGGCAACACTTCAGTCCCGCCCAAAGGCGTGGTGACCGGCGTTAACTGCGAAATTTTTAAGTCGGCCATTTATCTACTCCAGTAGCAACAATCCGCCGTCCTCTTGGACGAGGTTGTCTCCGTTTTCAGTTTCAAGGTTACCCTGCGCTTGATCCGGGCCGTAGCCAGAAAAAAACGAGATGATGCTGCCCAGACCGAGCGCAACACCGTTACGAAGGGCGCCCCCGAAACCCATTTATCAGTTCCGGTTGATCGGCTTGGCGTACACAGTGCCGCCGGTTGACACTTGGATTGCGCTCACGCGCCAAGGTGCGCCGTTCGTGTTGACAGTCAACACAAAAGGAATTGGTGTAAACGGTGGGATTGGCGTGCTGGCAGTCGTAGCGACAGCGCCAACGCCGACTTCGACGTAGCAGGCTTGGTCAGACCAAACGACAACGCCTTGCGCGCCGGGAGGCCATGTGGATGTGTTACCAGCAGTGCCGGTGTAGGCTACGCTGTACGCAGGATAATCAGCTTTGCTTAGTGGGTTTAAGAGTTCCATAGCGCGTCCTTATGCGAGAAATTTCAGTTTATACAGCGTGCTGTAATACAGGCCAAAAATCTCGTCGATAATGTTTTGGATTGAGGTGCAATCCTTATCGACGACTTTATACCGCATTTCCATCAGTTCGTCTACTTGACCTTCAAGAAACTCGACAATGTTGTTGGTTTTCTTAGCCGACATCAGCGAAATAGGCCCGATGAGGCCGTATTTGCCTTGATAGGCTTCCGCGTATTTGTCCGCCAAATCAATGATTTCGCTGTAAAACTTTCGCAACGCTTTGTGCTTTGCGTAGCTGCGCGTGTTCAGATGCGTCGAGTGTGCCACGTCACGCGCAAGAAACAATGTACCTACAAAATCAGCGCAACTCATTACATCATTCCTTCAGGGGCTTGTTCTTGCATTGGCATTTCCATCGGCATCTCAGGCTGTTCGCCCATCTCTGGGGCTTGCTGCATCTGTTCGTCCATCTGCGGCACTTCGCGCATTTCAGGTGAACCGCCGATCAAGTCGCCTGTATCCAGCGCGCCTGCAATCGTACCCATGACAATATCCTGAATTTGCTCAGGTGTCATGCTGTTTTGTACGGCAGAGATACGCTTGGTTTCGGCTTCGTAAGCCTGCACTTCAGCCTTGTACTTGTCGATGGAAATCTTCTGCTGCTCTGCGCTATCTTGGATGTTTTCCATGATGTCAGAGACGCGGTTGAGTTCTTGCGACAATGCTTCGATCTGTTGCTTGGCAGCCATGATTTCAGGCGATTGATCGCCTTCTTCCAAGACTTTCGGGTCAAGAATTTTCTTGAACCGCTTCGCCATTTCCTGCGCTCCGGGCCAATCCATGTTCTTGATGAACAAATCGCCGGCCACAGTCCAAAGCTGCGGGTTGGATTGCAGGATCATCGACATGGCGTCGAGCGCCTCTTGACGCTTGGTCATGTAGCCGGGGCCAGTAGTGACCATAACGTCGTATGTGCCGATTGACGGGTTGTAGATTTTTTCGATCAAACCGCCATTTTGGTCACGAATTTCCTTGACAGGCTCTTGCTGCATTGGGTCCATTTTGACCATGCTGACTTCGCCATCAACGCCAATGATGCGCGCAATGCGCTGTGTGTCGTAAATCTTAGGGATAATATCGACAAGCTGGCGGGTGATGTGACGGATTGCACGGGCAAGGTTGTCAACATAGTGGTACGTGCCGACATCGCCCTGCTTTTCGCGTGCGGTGATGGCTTTTGCAGACCGTTCGTTGCCCTGTGCGCCCAGCGATGCGTCGTACTGGCCGGTGGTGGACTTGATGTCCTCACCAGCGCCCATTTTAGCCTGTATCAGACCTGTTTGCGGCAGCGGTGGGGCTGCACGCTGCGGGAGCGGCAATACGTTCCCAGCGCCGTCTGTAACGTCTGGGTTGACTTCCAAATACGGCCAGTTGGTCGTGTTGGCAGTCTTCCACTGGTTCTCGTAGCCCTCGAACTGACCGCCATAGGCGATAAAGGGTGCTTTTGGCGCCAGCGCCAGCATTTCTGCTTCTTGGCTGGTCCAGTAGTTGTACATACGCTGTGCGTCTTTGGCGTTCCGCACCAGACCGGACACGTAAATCTGTCCTTGCACTTCAAATTCGTTACCTACGACGCGTACCACAGGTATCCAACTGCCCGGCCATTCACGTTCGTCCAGCACGTCATAGCCATTGGTTTTCATCCACATGACTTTTTTGCGGTCTACTTCGCGGCTGCGGACAGGCTTGCCGTACATGGCGCGCAGTTGCTTATCCATCGGCGTATCTTTGAACGCCGTGACGTTGTCTGGATACAGATTCAGCGTTTCGCGCTTGCGCTTGTAGTAAAAATACTCCGCGACGCGGATAGTGTCTTCGTCAAGCCATGCCGACATGCTTTCATCGCCGACAGCGGTGGACAGGATCGACGAGATGGGTGTCGCGTCTGGAAACTCGCGCTCATACTCGTCTTTAGTCATGTCCTGCGTGACAAAGCACCATTCAGCGTCAGCGCCGCATGGGTCTTGGATCGTAGGGTCCATGTAGACGCTAAACGAGTTGCGGACGCGCATAATCCGCACGTCTTGGTCAAAAGTCTCTTCGTTGCAGTATTCCGTAATGAGACGGATATAGCCTTCGCCGTAGGTGACTTGGTTGTCACAGGCTGTGTCGTAAGCTACGTCAGCGTCGGACATATATTCGATGTGCCGCACGACGCCGTCGAAGATCGCTGCCACTTCAATGTCAGCATTGTCATCGACAGGGATTACCTTACCTGCAGGGCGGTTTTGACGCTGTTCGTTCGTCACCTGACGGACGTGTTGCGGCAATTTGTTAATTGTCAAGCAGGGGCGTGCGTTAATTGTTTGGCCTTGCACCGCTCCGCGGGTCGCTAACACGTCAGCAGGCCACTGCCACTGGTTGTCAGGGCTACCGGCCATGAACCGTAGGTCGTCCAGTTCGTCCTCACGGCTGTCCGAATAGGCTGCCATCGACATCTGTAGCCGATGGCGCATGGTTGCCATTGTATCAGGGTCGCCACGCGTGTTCGCTGGATCGCTACCGCGGTCGGCTACATCGCCTACTTTGTTAATACCTGTCGGATCAGCCATTGTGGTTACTTTTTACCTTTTTTAGCGGATTCACGCTTCACGCTATACGCGATTGCGACCGCCTGTTTGACAGGTTTTCCGGCGTTTACCTCGGCCTTGATGTTCTTGCGGAACGCGGCTTTGCTGGGCGACTTGACCAGAGGCATGATTACTTCTTCTTTTTCGCCATTGGCGTAGGCTTCATACGCACGGTATTGCTGATAACTTGCGGTTTTGGTGGCATTTTGACTGCTGCGCGACCGCCGCCGGGGTTCGTTGTGCCTTCTTTTGGCATGGGCGACTTCAGGCGCTCACGGAGCATCTCTGCGTTGCGTTCAGCCTTTACAGTACCAGACTTGTACAGTGCTTTGGTATATTTATTAGCTGGCATTTACTTACCCTTCTTAGCTGGTTTGGCTGTTTTGGCGCTTTCTTTGAAAGCCTTGGCTGTGGGGGCGCCTTTAGCCCCCGGTTTACGCATTTTCTCGCCTGATCCAGCGGCGATCCGCTCTTTCTTGGCGTGAATGTTGGCATATAGACCCTTTTTCATGGGCATTTCCACCTTTTCAAACTAGCTTTGGCGCGTTCGCCGTCTTTTGCCTTGGCTGCAACAGCCCCCATGCGGGCGCAGAACGACGCTTTGCGTCCTGCGTCAGCTTTTGTCTTCGGATTCGGCGCTGGCGCCTTCAATTTGCTGCCTGTTGCAGCGTTATATTTCGCTCTGCCAGCGGCTGTCAGGCCCGCACCCTTTGACACAGGCAATTTCTCGCCTCTGCCAACGGACAATGACACTGATTTTTTCTTGTCTGCCACTAGCTGCCCATCCAAGATGTAGAATATCCAGCGGGAGAATACCCGCTTGAGGAGCGTCTGTCAACGCGTCCTTGTCGTGGGTCTTTAGATGCCACAGGAAAGGC